ATGCTCTGCACTGATAGATTCCCCACAAGCTCGCCATCTTTTTCTTTTGTTTCAATCTGCCATTCATCATGCACATTAACACAAAAGCCATACCAAACTTTATTCTTCCTAAGCTTCTCATCTAACAAAATGAGAGCCTGCTTCATCACGATTGCTCCAGCCCCTTGCAATAGGCTATTAACTGCTGAGTGTTCGGAACGTACCCAAATCTTCCTACCATCCAGCCCCGGTACAAAGCCCTTGCTTGCATACTTGGATACGTTATTGCGTAAACTCTTGAGGGCGGGAGTGTTGGAAAGAAAGCTTTCGATGAGCTTCTGTCCATCGTTAGCATTACCACCGACAATTTTACCAATCTTCGCCGACCCTGCACCATAGAGAAAGGCGTAAATGAAGGTCTTCGCTTCATCCCTTGTTGCAAGACCCGCTGCCTTTTGGTTTTGGGTGTGTACGTCAGTGCCATCTTTCGAGTTTCCTTCACAAACAGTTTTGATATAGGCTTCGTCCTTCATGTAGTGAGCTAGCATTCGTAGCTCAAGGCCACTGGCATCAGCACCAACAAGGACATTGCCATCATCTACAGTCCACAACTCACGACAGTCCTCACCATAGGGGCTTCCCTTGTTGGGAACCTGTGCCATGTTGGGGCTGCTGTGTGTCATCCTACCAGTGACAGCACCATTGGTAATCACGCTACCATGCACCCTGCCTGTGTCCCTCACCTCCTCAAGCCAGCTACCAATCTGAGCCACACGCTTTTGCAGCATGAGGTATTCAGATAGGAGCCTTGCCTCTGGCAGAGCAATGGCAGCAAGCACTGTCTCATCGACAATCACTGCACCCTTCTCTGTCTTCTTAGTGAACTTAACACCAAGCTTCTCAAGACGCTCAGCAATCTGTTGCCTACTGCCAGCGTTGAAAGGGGTGATGATGTCTTTCAGTGGTGCGCCTGTCCTCTTGTTCTTCCTTCCTGTTTCAACGTAGGGAGGGAAGACAACTTGAAGCTCGTTCTCAATGTCCACCATCTTACCTTGAAGCATAGCCAGCAAGCCCTGAGCTTTCTTAATGTCCAGTTTAAAACCATGTTCCTTCTGCCTTTGAATGATAATTGCAACGTCATGTTCAAGCTTAATACTTTGTTCAGAGAACTGTTCCTTCTCAAGCATCTTGTTAACCATCTCGTATGTTGCAACGAGAGCAGCAACATCATCCTTACAATATTCAAACAGAAGCTCAAGGTCAGGTGCGTCCCATCGGTTACTAGCAAGTAACCCTGTCTTGTCTACATAGGCTTGAGCATAGTCAGTTTTCTTTTGTCCTGTCCTGTCCCCCCATGCTGCCAAACTGTGGCCTCCTTCGATATTGGGATTGAATAGCCTTGATAGTATCAATGTATCTATCGCTTTCTTTGCTGGTATCTTCACTCCCCAACATCTCTTCAAGACCCCCGCATCGAAACCTATCAAGTTGTGCCCTATCACTTTGTCTGAGCTTTCGATTAAGGGAATCAGTGTACTTGCTTCTGTGTGACATACATATCCATCTTCGTTATACGTATAACAGCACCATATGTGGTCGTGTGTGCTGTTTGTTTCTGTGTCTAGAAAGAGCCTCCGCATTTGGTTTCCTTATTCATATCCCAATTCCTTAACCACTAGTGTAGCATACCCTGCAATGTCATGCCAACTGTCTGCATAGTATGGGTTGCCATTAAGGACACGTGCCATCTTGTTGCAAATCATGTCCATGCTTTCTTGCATGGGTGGTGACATGTCGTGCCAGTTACCACGTGTACGCAAGAGCTTCTTCAGTTCTTGTGCCATGTATGCAACATCCTTGTAGTCACCATAGGTGTCTTGACGTTGTGTTAATGTACCTTCAATTGTTAATGTCATTTGTCTTCCTTAATTGTTACTTCTGTCCAAGCTGCTAGATGTACGATGCTTTCACTATCAGTATAACATACACTATACATCCCGTCAATGTGGTCAAACATAAGTTCTGTATCATCTGCAAGGACTATACGTGTGTTCCTTGATACATCATAAAGCTTCATGTGTTCTTCTCCTTGAGGGAGGCTTCCACCATATCAATCAAATTACTAGGTGTTCGGCAGTTGTCATAAAGCCATTGCGCTTCCTCATCCGTCAGCCCTACCCATGTGCGCTGTAGTGGAGTGTCATACACAGGCAGACTGCCAAACAAGACCACTTCAACAGTCTCACCCCCAAGTCGGTCGTCATGGCAAGCACATCCACGCTTGTAACACCCCTTATCTATCCATGTCATGTGTTCTTCTCCTCGGCGTAGCCGTTCTTCTCCTTGGATTTGGCTTCTGCCGCAATAAGCATTTCTTGGGCGCTAAAGTGAGCATCAATTATTTTTTGATGTTCTTCATTTGTCAGCCATACCCATGTGCGCTGTGGTAATGGAAAAGGCTTTGGGTTTCTGTCTGCAATCATCCTAAAAAAGTCATCTACCACAGGCTCTTGCTCTGTGCGCTGTGGCTGTGCGGGTGGTGCAAGGGCTTGCTTGATGGCGGTTATGGCTTTGTTTTTACGGTCGTGAAACTCCATCGTGTCATTGTTGGTCTGTGCTTCTTTCAACGCCTCCAGCGCCAGCTTCAATGCTTCGTCTTTCATGTGTTCTTCTCCTTAAGGTAAGCATCTGCCCAACGAGCGCCAGCACGAAATTCTGCGGGGAACCGCATTTCTACGGGAAACTTAATTGCGCTAAAATCTTCTCCTGTCAGCCCTACCCATGTGCGCTTGTCGCAGCTTTGCTGCTCCTGTGGTGGATGGGTAAAGAGTTCAACAATGCGTTGTTTTTCTTTTGGTATTGATGGATTACTAGCAAGTGCTTCTGCCCTGCCTTTATTTAGTTGTGGGTTACCCATTGGTGACCATACATTATTGATGTAAACCTTTACTTGCCACGCAACAGGCTCTTGGCTTTCCAACTCTGCAATGGCTTGGCGTAGGGATGTGATGGCGGCATCAATCTCTACATTGGCTTTATCTGCTCCGCAGGTGCATTCATCGCCCTCAGAATCATTAGCGCATCCATCCTCATGTTTTGGGCATGAATACCAAGTGTCTTCGCAGTAGTAATGCGTCTGCCTATTGTTTTCCAACGCCTCAAGCGCCAGCTTCATTTTTTCAATCATGCTTGTCCCCTTGCTCTGATGGCGGCGGCGCAGTCATTGGCGGCTATAGAGTATTCGTATGCGTCGGTATCTCCATTCCATTCGTCGTCACACAGCTTTGCACAGGCTTCACGCTCTTTGGCGGCGGCTAGTTCAGCAAATTTTTTAAGTTCAAGAGGCCAATGATTAACGACACTCAGCATAACTCCAGCCTCTCTAGCCATCTCAATGATTTCATCTTGTGTCATGCTTGTTCTCCTACAACCCACACAGCTTTACCACCAGTGGATTCAAAGTCATCATTTGCAAGTCGTATGTACTGCTGACCTTCTACACCAGCGGATTGGACATATCCTTGGATACCCCAATTCTTTACCTCTGTAACTACTACCATGCAAGCACCAAACATTTCTTTGTCGGGACTGACTTGCACAATGTCACCAAATTTAATCATGTTATCTCCACAATGTTGGGGTGCTTGATTAGCATTGCGTAATTGAAAGCACGATCGTAAGCCGGTTTAATCTCACTGGGGGACGTATAGAAGCTTTCTTCATGTTTCCAAGAAAGTCTGAACCAAAGCTTGCTTTCAACATTCCAAACACCATAGGGGGTTTGTCTTATGCGTACTCTCATGCTTCCCTCGCTTTCATCATTGCGTCTGCCAATGCGTATGCGATCAAAGCATATGTTTCAAGTTTGTGTGAACTCCAAACACCGCCACTATTTGCCATGACTGCTTGCATAGCCTTTGCCGCAAAGTAGTCACGCAAGGTCATGCCTTTGGGATTTTCTTTGCCATCTTGGGCGATGTAATCAAAACATGGAAATGCTGGTGGGTTGTTCATTCTGCTACCTCATAAGTTAATTCAAAGATGTCAGGCTTGCATGGGTACAGCTCACCTTTTATGCCACGAATAATCCAATCATTTTCATTAACCTTCATGTCGCCTTCCAGTGTGGCTATGACAGCAAAGCATTCAGAAGTAGGGTCTTGAAACTTGCCTGTGTTGTATACGCGAACACGCACTTCAATGACAGCATCCATTAACCAACTAGGCATAACAAACTTGCGAGTATATTGAACCGCCTCTATAACTACAGGTTTCTTTCTAAATTTCATTTCATCTTGTGTCATATCCTAGCCTCCATGAACAATCCTACATTACCAAGTGCATAACCAATGAAGGCAATGCCTAGCCCTGTTTTACCTGTTACTAGTAACTGAATAGCTACTATTGTGTACACAACACCTACTACTGCAATAAGCCAACTAGCCATGTGACACCTCTATAGGAGATGGTTTATATGTTGTGTTCCTTGTTTCAAAGCTACCATCTTCAAACTTATGCAACACCTCGCTTGTTCGTACTTCACCCATTTCCCATACTGGATGATTAAGAGCAAACACATGTGCCACTTCATGTCCTTCAAATAACTTAGTGTCAAAGACAGCAGCCCCCACAAACTCTACAACTGGTTTCATTAGCAATACTCCTCAGTATATTCCTTTAGTGTTGTCTCAACAAACTTGATGTCTTTAGGTGACAGCATGTGTGTAACTTCAACACCATCAACATAAGCCTCCCACTCAAAGCCACCAACATAGCCAACATCTGGCTCATCAGCTTCCCAACTATAGTGAATTATAACGTCATCAGCACTGGGGAATGTCTCGTTGAACTCTTCGTTCACCACCAGTGTGGGGAAGTCATACAAAGCAAGCAATAAAGTATCCATACGTTTCCTTATTTGTCGTTTTCTCACAGCTTCTCATCTTCTATTTCAACCATGCGCCCTGTGTACTTGCTGTACACAAGAGAGCAAGCTTGTCCTGTCAGGCCAGCAAACCTGTTCTTCAATACACGCACCCTCGTGGTGTTACGTTCCTTCTCATCGTCTGCCTGTCCATTACGCTCAAGGCCAAGCACCATGTCTGAGAGCTGAGCAATGGAGCCTGAGCCACGTAGCTGAGCCAAGGTGGTGGCTACCCCCTCCTCGTGCCCCTTGCCCCCATCAGGACGCTTTAGGTGGCTCACAAGGACTAGGCTGATGCCTGTGCGTTGAACCAATGTGCGAAGCTCAGTCATAATTGTATCCAAAGCCTTACGCTCGTCACCATTCTGTTGTGAACTTACAACAATGGACACGTGGTCTAGAAACACATAGCCACAGCCAAAGGCATTGGCAAACTCTTCTGTCCTCTTCACAATGTTCTCAATGTCTGTGCTACCGAAGTGGTCAAACATATACAGTCTGTCTGTGCCAAGGGTGGCATCGAAAGCTTCCCTCTTCTCTTCCATTGTAGCATCACAGTCGGGCAAATGCAAGGGCTTGTTTGCAGCCAATGACATGATGGATGTACCTGTCTTACGTACACTCTCTTCCAAGAACATCAGGCCAACATTGTCCTGTGTCTTGCAGAGGATGTGCCATATAAGCTCACGCAAGAACTGGCTCTTACCCAAGCCACTACCAGCGGTGACAGTTACAAGCTCTCCCTTACGTATGCCATAGGTGAGCTTGTTCAAACCCTCAAAGGGGTAGGACACCTCTGCCTTCTCCAAAGGCTTGGACACCTGTTCCCACAACGTGGAGCCAGCAACAATGCCATCAGGGATGTGCTTCTCAGCAGCCCACCATCGGTCAATGAACTCCTTCTCTTTACCAGCGAGGAGCCAATCACACCCATCCTTCAAACCATCCACACCCTTCATCACCTTAACCTTGGAGCCAAGCACAGAGCATAGTTGAGTTGCACCCTGTTGTCCCTGCTCGTCATTGTCAAAGCAAACAACGATGTTCTCAAAGCTGTTGAGCCACTCGTAATGTTCCTTGGCATCCTTGGCTGCACTGCCTGCACCATTACGCACAGACACGACAGGCCACTTGGAGCCAAGCATTTGGAACACAGCAAGGGCATCATACTCACCCTCGACAATGGTTAGATACTTGCCACCCTTGGTGAACAACTGCTGTCCAAACAAACAGGTGGCTTTCCAATCTCCCTCAATGGCAAACTTCTTCTCCTTGATGCTACGCTTCTTTGTAGCAAAGAGCTTACCATCATTGTCATAGTAGGGAAACCATACGTGTGTGTCATCAGACACAATGCCATACTTCTCAACTGTTGTCCTGCTTATACGTCTGCTTCCAATGGCTGGTGTAGCCAATGTCTGGAAGGCTGTTCTAAGGGCAGTTATAGCCCCTTCCACAGGCTTTGCTGTGACTGTCGTTGTCTGCATATATCTTTCTTCTGTTGTTGGCTTTGTGCGTGTGTTACAGACAAAGCAATAAGTTGAACCATCATCATTCACAGACATGCCATCACTACTGTCACATGATGTGCATGGCTGGTGCGTTTTAACAAATGCCATTAGTGCGTCCAATCATTCCATAATTCCTTTTGGCTTTCCTGTAACTCATCTTGAGATAAAGGCATAGAGTTTTTCTTTACTAAGAGGGCTGTGTGGAAAGCTTCCATGAAATTAACATAACCAATTATCTTTGTAAGCTCAACACAATCAGCAAGTGTAAAGATAATAAGTCTTTCTAGTTGTTCATTGTGATTCATCATCTTCAATCTCCTCATCATCAGAAGCATGTTGTAAGTCTTGTCTCTCTACTACATCTATGTCATCTTTGACATAAGAGAAACAATCATTACAAATATCTAAAAAGTCACCTGTCTGTGCACTCTTACGAGTGGCTTCAAAGTCAGACAAACTTGCATTACAACAATAACATCTCATATGTTTTCCTTAATATTATTAACTAGAAGCTTTCTTATATGTCTTTATTGTACAAGACATACAAGAAGCTGTCAAGGGCTTAGGTAACTGGCTAGTTACCATGAAGCTTGGTAGTAAAAATCATAAC